CCTTTCCAAGATTTAGAATAAGCTCCTGCCATACCACCAGCGAAGTCATCCATAACTTCTAAAAATTCCTTAGAACTTACTTCTCCATTGGTAACCATCTCTCTGAAAGCGTCATAGGAAACACCAAGATGTTTAGACATAGCGTTACTAAATCCAGGCATACCTTCTTCAATCATATTTAATTCTTGAGTCATCAGTTTTCCTTGACCTTGAACTCTATTAAATATCATTGCCATTTCAGATACCGGTCTATTGCTTCCGACAGCCGCATCACCAACTAATTTAATATACTTCTCTAATTCTTTACCTTGTTTTACTCCTGCCGCTAAAGCACCTGCTGCAACATCGGTACCTTCGGCCATTGTTGTCATACCGCCTTGAATCGCATGTGTTACTTGATCAGTAATCGAACCCACTTCTTTAGTTGAATATCCTAAACCTTCGAGTTTTGCTTTGGCAGTATCAAGACCGACCAATCTGTCAAAACCTAGCTTAGCTGTTATACCTGCCATTGCAGTGCCAGCTACTAACGCTGGCTTAGTAATTTTACTTGTAAGAGAACTACCTAAATTTTGTGCTTGTTGACCTACATTCTGCATGTTTGAACCAACGCTTTTAAAAGATTTGCTCAATCGACCTGCAATGGAAAAATTTTCCTTATAGTAACTGTTTAATCTACCATATTCATCTCTCATTTTATTAACTGCTATGGCTTGATTATTGTACTCAGTACGTAATCTGACAGCTTTAGCACTATTAGCACCTTGTGTTCGTGCAACTTCTTCGTATTGATTTTTGAGTGAATCTAAATTAGCTGTCCCTTGTTTAATGGCACCATCTAAATCATTCATTCGAGATTTGTAAGAAGCAGCACTTTTTTCTCCATACTTAAAGTTATTACTTGATAGTTTGAGGTCTGAGTTTAATGCTCTAAATTCACGTTTTACTCCAGCTAGTGTCTTACTTATATTTACATCTCGCATTGACAGATCAATCTGCAATCCTTTAATTCTTTCTGCCATCACTCCACCTCCTTGCTTATAAGATGTATTACATGAACGCGTCAATCATACTGTGAGTTTTCTTGACGTTTTTCTTATTATTTTCATCAACTAACTCCATGAAAAAAGCAAAAGGCATATCTAATATATCGTTGATATCCTTACCGCCTTCTTTCATCATTTCCAACATTAACTTCTTCATATTTTCCTTATGTTCTTTATAATTGATAGGTTTTAAATCATTTTGGCTAGTTGCTTTTTTCTTTCTTCATCCATTTGACCTTGTGCAATAAATTGAATTTGTTGTTGTAACTCTTCTACAGCATCTGGTGCATGCAATCTATCTAGTAAATCATCTTTTGTAAATTGATTGTTGTAAATATCAACTACCATGTCTAACATTTGATCGATATTTTCTTGCGCAGAAGTGTTCTCATCTGATGTACCATCCATTAAATCAGCTGCATCATAGATTTTACGGAATGGAATTTGTGTAGGTGTAATATAAGTGTCGAATTTTGCGTTACCTTCTGAATCAGTTACTGCGTTACCCTTTTTATCGATTTGAATTAATTTAATAAAATTACGTTTAGCCATATTATAATTGCTCCTTTAATTTTGATTTTTATTTGCAAATAAAAAGAGGGCACTTAGCCCTCAACAACAGTTATTTTTCTATTTCTTTGATTAATGCCTTGCCACGTTTATTATCGCTTGTAGAAAGGTCTAATAATCTCTCATGCGATACTTTTTTGTTTGCTGGTTTAGGATAAGTATCGCCAACATTGTAAACTTTATTCTTATCATCTAAATCAATGAATTTGTGTAAAACTTCATATTTATTTTTAGCCATAATCAAACCTCCTGTATGTTATGCGCCTAGTTCTGATTCTGTTTCACTAGATTCTTTTGGATCACTGCTTGGTGCAGATTCGCCAAAAACAGCCTCCCAAATAGCGTCTTTCATAACAGTTGTACCTTTAGCATCATGGCCAAGTAACATTGCTTTTTCTTCTTCAAACCCTTTTACTTTAGCTTGCATAAATTCTGCAGTAGTAGAGTCTGAACTGAATTCAACGCCATCTTCTTTGGTATTACCTTCTAATTCAGGGAATGTGAATAGTCCTTTAGGCAATCCAACATATTCCCGTGAACCATCTTCCATAGTTTTAGCAAACATAACAGCTACATATGGTGGCGTATCGTTACCAACTGAAACGATACCACTTTCAGATTTCTCTAAACCAAACAGTGCCACCCTATCTTCTAATGGTAACTTGTGGAAACCAGCTTCTACTTCAATTGTTCCGTTAGCAACTGCCATTTCTGCAACTTGGTTATCACCATATGCTTTTTCGATGTCTTGGTCTTTAGATACTGAAATTTCTTGTAAATATTTAATGCGTTCTGGATCAGCAACTTTTTGAACGCCACCTTCACCATGCACTTTGTAATAAAATTCTGTTAAACCTGTAAATGAACGATAGTTTTTCTCTGCCATATTAAAACACTCCTAAATTTTAAAATATTGTTTACCTTCAAACCTTTTAGCTTGTCGGTAGATATTGAACTCTTTGATATATTCGGGTTTCATGGAAGAAGTTTCGCCAAACCCTAATACTTCCCACATCATTCGTTGTATTAAAAAGACGAGCCTATCGGATAGGACTCGTCCGTTTACTCCTTGTTTTTGTTTTACAAATACGTCTATTTGATAAAAATATTCGTAAGTGAGATTATCATTATCACCAAAATCAGCAGGTGTAGGTGTATCTAATGGATCTATGACAATCACTACATCTTTAATTTCTTGTGCGTTTGGATAATCAAAAAATTTAATGTTGTTCTTTTGAACATGCTCCATAATTTCTTTATTATCTGTAATCGCTTCATATATTTTCATTGTGATGTCATCCAATAAATTACACCCTCTTTCTCATTTCTTCTTTTACTGTTCTGAAATAAGTTTCTCTGCCTTCGCGCATAGCATTTTCAATCACACCTTTACCAGCTGTATTAATCCATTTACCAGAACGGTCGTAGTGACCATACTCATTAAGATGGATAATACGATAACGTTGTTTAGGACCACGCCAATGAATTTTAACGGTCCTTACTCCTTTTATCGTCATCGGCTTTGAAAGTGTAGTTTCTTCTACTGATTCTCCAGTATCTTCAAAACTTTTCATATTACCTTTGATAATACTTACAACTTTATTGCCAGCTTTAGTTAGTGCAAAGTCAGTTATGCGTTTCATAGCAGATTTACCGTATTTCGTTTCTAAATAGGCGATTATTTCTTTATCACCTTTCAATGTCATAGTCATTCTTCTTCACCCACCACTTTGACATAGTTAGGCGACTTAGCAGGTGCTACATTTTTGACATTAAAAAACAACCCTGCATACATACCATTTTTTATCTCAAATACGTGTTTTGAGCTTGGTATAAATTGAGGTTGTGCATCTCTAATATTTAATGTAACTGACCTTTTACTAAGTTCTAAATTACCTAACTGTACATCTTTTTGTGTTGGTTCGTACATTCCAGCGAAACAACTGTATATTTCTTTTTGTTCATTCATTCCTGCTTCTGGACCATCATTCACAACTTCATAAAAAGTAACTCTGTAATCTAATTGGTTAAGGTTCATCGACTATCACCTCAATGTTATCCTTACGCCATTTAATCAAGCTACTTCTTAATGTCTGAACGAGCTTTACAGAAGATGCAGGTACTTCGAAAGTTTGTTCGTTGGAAGTAGTTGAACGGTTATCGTAGTGATGTGCTACAACATTCAATACTGCAAGGTTAAACAATCCGTTATTTTCATAAAAAGGTTGATCTTCTTCCCTTAAAGATACAGCTGTTTTAATTTCGTTAATCGCACCTGGTAAATACACTTCCATAATTAAGTCATCATCGAAATCATGGTCGACGCGTATCGCTTGTTTAATGGCTTCAACGTCATCTATTTTGAACATTGAAATCACCTACTTTACTTATGCTCCTAGATCCCCACTAGGTTCTGTTGCATCTTCAAACGTTACGAAGAAACCAGCATTTTTATCAGCCTGTTTCACATCGAAACGGAAAGCACCCATTAAGTATTTACCGTAGATTTCATTTTCAATCCATTGAACAGAAACGTCTGTACGGTCTGCAAATAACACACCACGTTTTACATCACCGATAAATGCTAATGCATCTCCATTTTTACCTAACAAGTCATCACGCACAACTGTTACATTCATACCTAACACAGTATTACCTGCAGTGTTGATGATACTGTCTTGTAGTAAATAACGACCGTTACCATCTTTTAATGTATCAAGTTTTTGATAGAAACTTTGTGTACAGATGATTTGGCGGTCATAACCAGGATCTAATTTAACGTTGATAATTTCTTTTAAGTCGTCAACATTAGAAACACTAGTAGGATTGAATGCTTTTAAAACTTCACCAATACGTTCATTTAAAGTGTTGATTTTTTGTTCGTTAATATTTTCAGAAACAATAGCAGTTAAGTTAGCAACTGAATCATCTAATGCTTCTTGTGAAATCGGAATAGATCCACGATAAGTGTCTACTTCCCAATTGATTGTTTCGAATTCCGGACGAGCTAACTCAGGGTTTTTCTCTAATTCAGCAACAGTGTTGAATTTAGCGTTAGCACGTTTTAAAATTGGGTACTTACCAGATGCAGTTGTAACTGATGTCTTTTGCACCAATTCTGACAAGTCTTGTACTGTTTTCACTTCTTTTTCAGGAATATATTTAATATCCTCTGGAATTGTTACGCCAACGTCATCTGATTTAACGTTGTCACGTTTCGCTCCTTTAGATTTCATGTATTGCTCAAATGCTAGAATTTCTTCGTTTGTCTCTGGATTTTGGTTTAATTTAGCCATAGAACGTTTCGCTCCTT